GTACCGGCCCGTAAACGGTACCGACCAGGTTGCACCTGTATGGATATGTACGATTGCAAACCAAAATGGTCATCGTTAGTTGCTAACTGAACACCTTGTTCGTCGTATAGCCACAGTTGCGGGTCAGAGTTGAACCCGTCAACCATGTATGTCCGTGCTTCAAACTGTGTCGGCTCGGTGTATTCAAACCAGTAATCAGTGATACCAGTAATGATTGGATTTTCTGCTTTAGCACTAGAGGCTAAGAACAGGATGGAAAGTGCAACCCCTACGAGGGCGTAACCGTTACGCCTTTTTGCCGAAGGCTGCTGCAACTTCTTCTTTAGTAAGGGTTCCGTCTTCAGACCATGAACGTAGCAATGCTTCAGTTACTTTACCTGCGGCTACTACACCTGCGATAGCTGCTGATTTCCAGAGTTCAACACCAAAGATTGCGCCACCGGCTACAGCTGCGAGTGCGGATGACCCGAATACACCAAAGATTCGGAGGATGAGGGTTTGTAGTTTAATCATGGTTGGTATCTTATCCTAGTCGTGTTTGATGATGTAGTTGACGGCTATGAACGGCTGGAAGTAGGCGGTGCCTGAACCTGTTGAGGCGTTGGTCATAGCAACCGTACCTGCGGCAGTTACGGTGTGGGTGTGAGCCGCACTACTATTGGTTGATGTATTGGGGGTAAAGGTGCCGCTTGAAAGCGTTATTGAGACACTGCCAGTTTGCAGACTCCTCGTACTAAAGGCAGGTTCGTTATAAGTATGGGTATGCGAGGGGTCTGTGCTGCCTGTGTTTACAGAACTCCCAGTAAATGCAGCCGTGTTTGCGTGAGAATGGACTGGCAAGTTTGCCTCAGCAATGGTTGTTGAGCCACCAGTTCCAAGCAATGTGCTTCCCGTGCTTGATGCGGTTTTACCGATTGGGAACAGTCCACGCATATCAGGAGTTGTAGCACCCACCAAAGCAGCCAATGCTGCATATCCAGTAGTGCTTGTACCGTCGCAAAGCAAATAACCAGTAGGGGCGGTAGCACCAGCATAAGCATTGATGGTTCCTACAGGGACAAGGAAAGCCTGTAATGCTGCAGCCAAGTCACCCAACACGATAGTGCCGTCAAGAATTTTGGCTGAAGTCACAGCACCATCAGCAATACCAGCAGCAGCCAACTGTCCCCATTCAGGGGCAGTAGCACCAGCATTAACTTTTAACGCCTGACCAGCCGTACCAACAGCAAGTTCAGTAAAAGTACCAGGAGTACCCGAACCTTGATACACAACAGAACCAGCGTTAGCGTATTTAGATACCAACTCGTTTGCGTGGTTTGCATCAGTAGCGGTAAACACAGGATAAATAACAGCACCAACATCATGTGCTCGGTCTACGGTGTCATCCACTCCACGACCAGCAACAGACGCACCCCACGCTGAAGTAACAGCAGGGTCAACCACCGTCAAAGTAGTAGAGGAAGCATAGATAACACAAAGTTTTTCTTCCTTGGATGTGCCTGGGTCTATAACAACAAAGAAAGGTGTTCCACTTGTTGACCATCCAGAAATTGCTGCTGCAAGGGTGATGCTTGTAGCGTTAAGAGCAAGACCGCTGCCACCTAAAGTGTTTGATACAGGAGCACCCTTGTATGACCTTCTGCTTTTACCATTGACTGCCATAAAACTCCTAGTTTTCTACCGAACGCAAGGTTACTACAAGCGTTCCATTGAATGACCAGCTGTTACCCACAGAATCCACAGGTTCCCAAACAATATCTTCGAGAATGACGTTATGGGTGAAGGACCCTATTTGTAGGGTGATGATACGGGGCGATTCAATCAGGTCATCAAAGAACTCTTGCTGTTCATCAACATCGTAATAGTATTCCTTACCCTTTGCAGTTATTGACTTATGTAACATAATCGGGATAGAGAAGACCTGTGAACGGAATGGGGCGGCGTAGGCTCTAGCCATCCAACGGGTAAAGGTTGGTCCCGTAGTGGCGGTGGCTCGTTCTAGTACAAACTTAAACTCTGCTTCAATGGCTTTAGTATCCGACCCGTTAAATGAGTTCTCGGTATCACCAACCACAGACCATGTACCTGCAAATTCGTATGCGCCGTCATCAATTTTAAGGTATGAAGTGATAGACCCAACCAGGGGGATGGAGCGGGTGTCTATTTTAGCGATGAACTTACGGTCTGGGATTCCCCACCGCCATATGCCTGTTTCTATTTCGCCTGAAGCAACTAGGTTGTCGGCATCTTCAGCAATGACTCCTACGCCTGAGATGGTGAATACTTTTTTGGTGGCGAAGGGGGTTACTGGGTCGTCAAAGATAACTACGTTGGTAACATTGGCGGTTGATGTACGCATCAGGTCTGTAGCGAACGCAGGTGTGTTGGGTGCGGTAAACACGGACAGGTCTAAAGCTCCTAAACCTGTTGATACGCCGTCATAGTTTGACCATGTGAAGTAGGAGAATTTGCCGTTTGATGCAAACTTTTGTACGGCACCTGATGTGGGGATTAATTGTCCCGCTACAAGGTTTGAGTTGGAATCGGTGGAGCAGTATCGAACACCTTTGTTTGTGCCGATAAGGATGAAGCCGAGATAGCCACTGATGGCTGTAACCAATTCGCCTGTTGGTAATTCTAGTGCTACGACACCTTTGTCTAAGGTTCCGTCTGCTTTGATGGTGATTTTGTAGATAAGGGATTTTTTGCCTGAGAACCCTGCTGCGTACACAGCGTTTTGCCCTGTGGCTACACCCACGAAACGAAACGCTGTATCGTCGGGTTCAATCACCAAAGATTTGGTGCCAGTGTCACTAATCAAATGAAGGTCGTGGTCGTGCGCACCAAACATGTAGTTCTTAGCGAACCCAAGCATGGTGAAAGATTCAGAACCAGTAACAAATTTAGTATTTGAAATAATTGCAGGGTCGGTAGAAGGAATTACCTGTCTTATGCCATCAGCAGGGAAAGCAAGATAAACTTTGTTGCCGTCGGTAGCCATAGCCGCAACTGTTCCTGTAGCGGCAGCAGTACCACCAGCTTCGTCAACAACTGAAGTCCATGTAGGGCTGGCCGCATAGGGGTTGGTGCTGAATTTAACGTCACCATCCAGCGAAGCATAAACACGAGTACCACAAACAACCATGTGTTGCGTAGTAGAAGCGTTAGACAACGAAACTTTAGTTGCGTTATGCAAACTCAACTGTCCCTTAACCCAAGGGTTTATACCTTTAGATTTGTAAAACCGATACGGTACAGACTCGGCAGTATCGGCATAGGTTTGCCCTGCACCCGCATGCCAAGAATCCTGACCACGCCTCCACAAACCACCAGGGTTAATCGCAGCCTCACCAGGGGTTGTTGAATCATCCGTAGAGTCTCGAACACGTTGTTCATAACCACGTTGAAACTTGCCTGATTTTTGGTCAACCATAAACGGGCGACCATCAATAGCGACAGGGAAAACGTTAGGGACTAGCGAAGATACTGCTGTGCCGGAATAGAAAGGGGGTGTCCCAAAGTACGGCAGGGTGAAGGTCGTAACCGGCATGGGTTAATCCCTGCTGAGAAAAGTGGGGTATTGCCTTGCAAGTCGTGCCGCTTCAGCAGTGATACGGTCACGGCGCATACGAATGATGTTGTTAATAGAACTGGACACTGAGCCTGTTGGTACTTCTTCGGCGCGGCGGGTGTCGCCTTGTGATTCTGTGAAGTTGCGTTTCACTTCCCGTGGGGATACAAGTCTGATTTGTGCGCCCATCATAAGGATGTCTTCAGCAGTAGAAGGGAAACCAGAAATGTTTTGTAGGTTTTGTGCTTCTGATGTGACGTTGGTAAACGGGGCTTTGTAGACAACAATCATTTTTCCAGCACGGACTTGTTCATCAAAACGGATTGCGTATCCTGCACTGAAGTCGTCGTTTGGTAGGTCACGGATGAGTCGGCATTTGCGGATGACTGGATAGTCGGTGGCTATGTAGCGGATAGTTACAGATACGAGGTCAATGATTTTGTCTATGGTTGGCAAGCTAATCATGTTCCAAGTGCCGTTGTAGTTTAGTTCAAGGCTTTTGATTTGGTACAGGCCATTCATGGGGCTGGATAGGTCGTCTATTTCGGCGTTGATTGCTTCAAGTATTTGCGCTCGTGGGAACTTTGGGTCAACAATCGCTATTGAATTTGTGATGTGGGCTGTTGCGGTGGTGCCATTCCAGCCACGTTCAACGGTCACGGTTTTGGAACCTGAAGATACTTCCCATACGTACATCAGTTCGTTATCTATTTGGATAACACCACCAGCACGTATGCCGTTGAGGTCGTACTGGAAGACAATAGATGTTGAGGTAGCGGTCAGCGCAGCAGTTGTTTTGTTGCGTTCCTCTACTGTGCCAGACATTAACTGACGTACGGTGCGGTCTACTACTGTTCCAACTGTGGACATGCAAACTCCTTGTGTTCAGCCAAGGCAATCATAGCCTATAGTGGGTCAGGTTTGTTTTGAGTCTTTCATCTGTTGGGTTTAACGCGACAGCATTGGAGCCGTGGAAGAACGCTTCGTCGCTGTCTCCGAGGTGGTGGCAGGCGATTGCCATGAGGTCGTGTGGGAGCCATCCCCATGCTTCTGCTTCGCATAGATAGTCCAATGGTTTTTCGGTGATTGCTAAAGCCGAGGATGCTGCGTTTCTACATCCGAGCCAGTTGTGTTCGTTGTGGTAGTAGAGGGCTAGGTCTACCCATGATTCTCGACGGGTTGGGTCTTCAGCTATGGCACGGTAAAGGTGGTAGTCAACTGCGTTGGGAACCATTTTGGCTAAGTACCGGTGGGATGCTGCTCGTTCTGGGAACCATGTTGCTAGGTCTAGGTGACGTGCGAAATGGTATTGAGCTAATCCGTAGTCACCGTGGAAGTACAGTTCACGGGCTAGGTAGAACTGGTTGCGGTCATCACGGGGGTCTTCTTCTACAGCAAGTTTGAGTAGGGGCAGGTATTGGCTGCGGGACTTTGAGCTGTCTGGATGGTGGTGGATTTCTAAACCATCTACCCAATGTTGGGTTTCTGTGTCTAATGGTTTGAGGACTTCGTGGACTGGGTGTTTCCAAATGTAGCCGTGTCTGCTGTGGATTTTGTCGCCACCGTAGGTGAGTCCTTCGGTTCCGTCGGGGTTCCATGACCATGTGTATTTGTATCGGGGTCGGGTGATACCAGTAGGGGTTGCTTCTAGTTTTTCACGCCATCCTGGTTGCAGAACTTCATCCATGTCCAGTGCGATGCACAGGTCTATGTCTTGGGGGAGCATGGAAAGTGCGGTGTTGCGGGCTGTGTCAAATCGCCACGGGCTGAACTCACGGGTGACGGTGTGGATACCGAGGGAGTGGGCTAGGTGGGTGGTGTTATCTGTGGAGCCTGTGTCAAGGATTAAGAGATGGTCTGCTTCTTTAGCGGAATCAGCCCATCGTTGGACAAAGGCTTCTTCGTTCTTGGCGATTGTGTATACGGCTATTTTCATTGGTTAGCCAATGCTAAAGCCAAATCTTTTTTGCGTTTCAACACACCCCATCTGAGGGTGTAAACGTTAAACCCGTTACCGTAATTGTCTGGTATTAATCCTAAAGCATCTTGATAGTTGTCTAATGTAAATGTATTTTCAATACGCATTTGCTCAATCGTTTCAGCAAATTCTTGGTCGGCAGAGTCAACATCAAAATGGATTGCAGCATCAAGATTGCCGTATTCTGGATAGCAAGATAGCAAATTAGCAAGTGACATGTGAGCCATTTTGCGTTTAACAAAATCAAGTAATCCTTGATTTGTTTCAACCACATCCGCAGGTCGTCTGCGGGCATCGGTGCTACCTAAGAAATACTGTGCTACTTGCATATTGGTTTGGTCGGCAACTAATGAACCATTAAACCCTAGTTGGTTAAGAAACTCTTTAGCGTCAAGAACTATTGGTTCCGTACTATTAAATGGTGCTTCAGCAAGTGTTGCCCATTCAGTTAACAAACGGAACATCTCGGATAATGTTATGGCAGAACTAGGAATAATATCTTCGTTAATAGTGTAGTTCTTTACATATCCTTCTTCACTAGTAGAAAGATACATTAAATTTGCTACACCATTTATATTTATAATTGGTTCATAAACAACAACATCTTCTGCTTTGATTTGTGGGTAAAGAAAAAAACCATCTGGCGTGATATATCTTTGTGGACCATAAAAAGTATTGTCACAACGCCAATCATTAGGGTCAACATAAATAGGTATAGAATTACACAATATAAAAACGCCTTTATTGTTGTAATCCAATGTTGGATTCCAATATGGCATTACACGCTCAAAAGGTATCGCACTAACGTATTCTTCTGCATCTCCGCATACAGCAACAAAACTATATACTGTTTGCATATTCCAATAATAATTAAACGCTATAAGAAGTTTTCCGTCGGGCATACGATGTAAGTCGTAGTTGTTAAATTCTTCATCACCAGCTGGGGTTCTACGAAACAACTTTACAGATTCATCTGTGATGTTGTCTAGCATATAAAACAATTTGCGATGTTCTAAATTATTTATGTTGTAAGGTTTTGCTTCCATGATTCCCCTTTAAGGTCCGTAGTAATAGAAAAATACTAGTCCAGCACTACCTGCTTGGATTCCAGTTAAACCGAATCCTCCGTTACCGCCAGCACCATGATTATTAGGATTTCCGTGGGAACCATTTGCATTACTGTTGGTAGAACCACCGCCACCACCAGAGTTACCCCAAACACCATTACCGTCACCACCGTTACCAGCAGCAGCAAGACTGCCGTTACCGCCATTAGCATCCATTCCAGCACCACCACCAGCACGAGTTGTTGGTATTTTAGCACCATCAGTATAAAAACTACCGCCAGTACGGGCTACACCTTCACCACTGCCTAGGTTCCCACCTCTACCTTGATGTATGCCACCTTCACCACCGCCTGCCGTGTATGAAGGGAAGTTGGTCCCACTTAAAGTTGTGCTAAGACCATTACCGCCATTACTAGATGCTGTACCACTATTATCACCAGCACCACCACCACTACCAATACCAATACTTAATACGCCACTAGTACCAGTAAATGCACTTGAATGTGTATTTGTTGAACGAAGCCCACCTGCACCACCGCCGCCGCCACTGAAGGCTCCGCCACCTCCACCTCCAATAATAACAAACACTGGTAAAGCCGTAGGGTTTACGCCAGAAACAGTTGGAACGGTAAACGAATACAAACCAGGAGTAGAGTTTGAATAAGTTAGTTTTCTCCATGTAGTAAACGAAGTAGAAGCAGAAGTAACAGAACCAATACTAGATGAGACTACAGCACGAACATAATATAACTGACCAGAATCATTAATTGTTAATCCAGTGACAGTTGCGCTAGAAGAAAACGAACCAGTACCAGAACCAGAACCTACAACAGGCGTAAAAGAACTAAAGTTGGAAACCGTACTGTAATGAAAAATCACTGTCGTGTTGGCTAGGTTGCCGTTAACTGTGGCGTTAAGAACTGCACGACTTTCCGTAACACCGGTTACGGCGTTTATTGTTACTGTAGGTCGTAGGTTTATAGCACCACCGAACACTCCACGACGGATGGGCATTATGCGCTCAAATCGCCAATGAGAACAAAACTGTTAGAGCCGATACAAAACAAAGCCGCACTTGAATACTGGGTTCGCAGCTTCAACCCTGGTGTACCAACGAGCGTTGCACCACCAGCAGAAACCGTTACTTGACCAGCACCAAGGCTGAGTAGGTCAATGCTTTGACCAGCAGTAGCTCCAGTAGAAGTACCAACAGTTACGGTCACAGCCGAAGGGTTATTTAATGTAACCATTTTTCCTAAGTCTGCTGTTAGTAATGTGTACGTCGTTCCTGTTTGTGTATTAACTGTTTGAGCTGTAGTGAATGTTCCTGTTGCGCCAGTAGGACCCGTAGCACCTATTGGACCTGCGGGTCCAGTTACCGTACTTGCTGCACCTGTAGGTCCAGTTGGTCCTGTTGGTCCTGTGTCTCCTGCGTTTCCTTGAATACCTTGTGTGCCTTGTGTACCTGTCGGTCCTTGCGCACCTGTAGGACCAGTAGCCCCATCTGCTCCAGCACCGCCAGCGGCACCTGTAGGTCCAGTTGGTCCAGTGACAGTAGAAGCCGCACCAGTGCCACCAGTTGCCCCTGTAGGACCCGTAGGCCCAGTTGCACCAGTAGGTCCCGTAACAGTAGACGCTGCGCCGGTTGCGCCAGTAGGACCCGTAGGTCCGATGTTGGCAATAACTAAAAGAACATTGTGGTTATTAGCAAAGTTTGTTGTGCCTGTGCCACCGCTAGAAACATAAGAAACAGGAACATCAAGATAAGAGTTTCCGTAATCCGTAATCGTTGCGCTAACAGTAAACTTTTGAAAGTTAGCAGAGTTATTTGCGTCTTGAATATAAACAGTATCGTTTGGTTTTAATAAACCAAGAAACAAGTCAATGTCGTAACCATCAACATCAATGTGGTTTATCTGCAATTGTGTCGCAGATATTTGAGTTGCGTTGTTATACGCAATCCTGGCAGTACCAGGGTTACCAGTTGTTGTACCTGTGTCAATTCTGTAGTCATAAAAACTTGACGATTGCCCTTGTGGACCTGTCGGACCTGTTGGTCCTGTAACGGTAGAAGCCGCACCTGTCGGACCAGTGACTCCTATTGGTCCAGTCGGACCTGTGGAACCTGTAGGACCCGTGACAGTAGAGTCGGCACCTGTTGGACCTGTAGAACCTGTGGGACCTGTAGGTCCTTGTGAACCAGTCGGTCCAGTGTTACCTATAATCCCTTGTGGTCCTTGTGTACCTGTCGGTCCTTGCGCACCCGTAGGACCAGTCACTCCTTGTGGACCCGTAGGACCCGTCACTGTAGAAGCGGCTCCTGTAGGACCAGTAGGTCCAGTCACTGTGGAAGCAGCCCCAGTAGGTCCTGTAGGACCCGTAACGTTACTTGCGTCACCTTGCGCCCCTGTAGGACCCGTCGGACCTGTAGGACCCGTTACGCCTTGGCTACCAGTAGGACCAGTAGGACCTGTAACGCCTTGAATACCTTGGGACCCTGTAGGACCTGTTACACCTTGCGACCCCGTAGGACCAGTAGAACCAGTCGGTCCAGTTACACCCTGTGAACCAGTAGAACCCGTAGGACCCGTAGGACCCGTTATACCCTGAGGACCAGTAGGACCAGTCGCGCCCTGAGGACCAGAGTTACCCGTAGTAACAACCGAAATAACAGCATCAACCGTAGTAGCCGACGTAGCCGGAATAACAACAGACCCAACAGTTTCAGTAGTGCGGGTAACCGCAATCAGATAAGTAGCTAAAGAAGTACCGCCACGATTGACCGTGATAAGGGTCGTAGCCATTGTTACCTAGTTACGTCAGCAAGAACCGTGATGTTGCCAGCAAGAATCGTAGAGACAGTCCCCGAAGCGGTTTCCTGCAAATCCCAGAAATACAATCCAGCAGACAAAGCAGCCGACGAAGTAGCAGACAACACACAAGTAACTTGCCCCGTAGCAGCAGAAGTAACAGTGCAAGTAAACGAAGCTTTGATAGTGGTGGAGTCCTGCTGGCTACGAATCTGAGATGCGTAGGTACGACCAGTGATATCAACAGCTGTAGACCCGTCAGTCGTAATGGTTACGATGAGGGTTTCAGTGTCACCACGAGTGATGGTTAGGTCTTGGTCAGCAGGTTGGGCCATACACCACCGATAATAGCACTAAAGCGGTGCAGGTGTACCTTCAATTTGATGCCGAGAAGTAGCCAGTTGTTCAACAGCGTGGCACCCATCAATCGTTTTAGGTTGCAAACCTTCAGCCCGTAAACGCTTATACGCAGGCATATCTTTAGACCAGTTCTTTTCACGTTGGTTAATAGACGCAACCGATTCACCCTTAGTGGTCGTGGAGTTAGACCCCATCTGAACCCCTGCAACCCTGCAACCAAAACAACCCTCAACATCCAAACCTGGATGTGTTTCCCTATGCTTCAATGTAGTCTCCGTATCCCGCAGCGATTAGGTCTGCTTCTTCTGTGGCATCAATCGTATGGACATGACCACCGTGGTAGGTAATAGCAATATCTTCTTGTTCTGCTGGTTGGTACTCAGTGAAAGAACCGTCATTCATTTTGAACACGTTACGACCACGGCGGCCTGGTTTGAGAACGGCAAGGATGCCACGCTCACCTGGCAATGCCCAGTTCACGTAGTTATCTGTGGGCGGTTTGAAAGTTGTCATAGCTAGAGAATAACAAAAGCCCCCCACCGAAGTGAGGGGCTTTCATTAATTCCTTGTTGGGAATTAGGCGTTGTTTGCACCAATGCTTGAAGCTGATTCGATGCGACGCAAGGCTTCCTGACGGAATACTGCGTAACCAACAAAATGCTTCCAACCGACTGGGCGGAAACGCTGCAAGAGGTCTGTAACTGTTCCGTAGACGATTGTTGGCTGTGCGCCGTACTCGCCACCCATAGATACAGCCTTGGCAAGAGCCTGCTGTCCCATGATGAGTGTTCCGTATGAGTCACCTGTACCAGCGGCACCTGCACCGTTGAAAGCGTTTGCAAAGATTGGAGCACGAGCGGACTCCATAAAGCGTACGCCTTCAAACATACCAATTTCACCGTTGTAAAGAGGCATTGCGTTGGTGTACTTGTATGAGTCACGCCAACCTGATGCGTCTGTAATACCACGAAGGTCGTACGATACGTCTGGGTGGATGAAACCGACATAGTTGCCACCGATTGTTGGAACGTTAGCTCCACGCAATTGAGCCACTGCACGACGGACATCTTTAGCGGTGATGGTGTCATCAACATCCATGTCAACACGAGCCGTAGCGGTATCTGTACCACCCGTTGCGTAAATAACATTTGTTCCAGCTTGGACAGCGTTACGAGCGATGGTGTCAATTGACAAACCAGCGTTGTAACCAACAGCGTTAGCGGCTACTGGGTCCACAGGGAGGAATGAAGATGCACGGAGCTTGGCGGTTGTTACCGTTGCGTTACCGTATTCTTCAAGGGTCACAGTAACTTGTGCGTCGCTCATTGCGACTGGGGTTACATCTTCTGCTTCACCAAGAGCAGTGGTTGCTGCTGCAAGGTCTGCGAAGACTGTGAACTTGACGGATGCACCTGGGTTAGTTGCGTTTGTTGCTTGAACATCTGCGAACTGGTCGAAGTACATTTCTGGGCGAAGGGCAAAGTATGCCAACTTCTCAAAAGCTACCTGGTCAACCGAAAGGTTGGAGGTGCCTGTTTCTGCTGCGTAATAATCAGCCATTTGGGTTTTTCCTTAAATTAGAGGGGGTTTAGTTGTTATCCAAGGTTGACACCTTGGGCTTGTGCCTCTGCAAAAATGTCGGAAATTTCTTCTGCTGACGCAGCATCCCTGATTCGTTTAACCCATGATGGTCCTTCAGAAGCAGTTTCGGCTCCGGCAGCAATCCTATTGGTTTGCTTCCATGCGGCCTGGTCTGGGTCTTCCTGAACAGTTTGGGGTGTAATCAGTTGTGCTTCTTCTGCGGCCCGCCTAATGGCATCTGGAGTTAAGTCACCGTCGTAGCCTTTAACGAAATACTTGGCTACTGGAGAAGCAGGGTCTATACCTGCTTTTACAAAAGCTAGTTCACGTTGGCTGGCTGAGAATTCCGCAACTTGTTTGCGTAACTCTTTGGCTTCCTTTTCCAGTTGTTTCATCCTTGCACGAACTGGGTTCGTTTCAGATGCTGGCTGGTCGTAGTCGTCTTCGTTGAAATCATCTTCAAAATTTGACATATGGCACTCTCCTTGGTCCACATCACACCGGAGGGTTGTGATGGCTACATATTTTTTACACCCCGTTTTGCGCTGATAACTCAGGGGGTGGTT